CGTATATACTAAATTGTAGTGAGTCTTGGATTACATTTGTGTTGCTCCGATCGTTTTTCGTGTTAACATCACGTAACGGTTTAGGTAATGTCAGCGACATTACGAACTTATCAGATCTGGATTTATTTAAAACTGATTGTGGTAGATCGTTATTCATATACGTGTATTTATAAAACTTCCCATCCAAGAGATTCTAAATCTGTGAGATCCGATGGTGCGGAACTATCACCAAACATCAACGGCATGGCATTCTCTTGCATAAAGGTTGTGATCGGACCATCTTTTTGTTCGAAGGCTTGTATACCATAATCGAGTGGTTTTACTACCAATGGTTTGTCGTTATCATCAGATCTGATGATCTCGAGGTATTGTTGCGTGATCGACTTCTCAAGAATCATCAACGCCCAAACGAGAGCCATCACACGATCGTCATGCAAATCGGCCCCAGGTCTTGCCTTCCATGTGCCGTTTGGATATCGGACAAAGTTCTTCAATTCATGGATCGTCTCACTATCCTGTATATCAATACACTTGAGTTCATTCATCCAATACCTCATATTGATCACACCTTTATATTTTGTGTTAGTATGAGCTAGCACACCAGGGCGAGAGTGGTCGGTCTTTTTTTGATTTGGCATGTATGTGACAATACCTTCATACTCATACTTATTTTTGAGTGTGTCTACCACCTGCGCACCACAATTGTTTCTCTCAATTAATGCCAAGGGCATGCCCCATTGCTGTAATATTTCATACAGCTTTGTGGTGAAATTGAACGGGTTTATAATATTGTTAGAATATACCGCTACTTGAACAATGTTTGTCAGGTCAGTTATATCTATAATTTGTATCACAGAAGCAGCTTGACCAACACCCTCGCTGATGTCTACCCCCACGCAGTATATGTGCTCATGTTCAGGCTGGTTCCATATTTTATACGAACCATCTTCAAGTACATATGTCGGTTTTTTTGTGCTTAGTGCGAACATGTCCAATAGCTCTTCGTCAATCACACTCTCACCGGTTTGTAGAAACACATTACCAAACTCCTGGTCAAATGTATCAGAGCTGCCTAGAGTTTTAACGGTTTGGTCCTTCCACTTCTCGTCACGCCCGGGTATTTCCCACCAATCAATCCGTTCACCGGTCCAACCATTTGTCTTGTTTTCTGCTCCGGAATATAGTTTGTAAAACAAGTTCTCTGTACCATTAGGGGTGCTTGCGATGAAGATTTTTGATTTTTTTGAGGATGAAATGATCGGGTACACCGACTTCCAGAAGGGCTCAACCAGGTGTGTATCAATGAATGCTAACTCGTCAAGTATCAAACAGTTGACAGATTGACCACGAGCAGCTGTACCAGTGGTGGTGCTTATCCCGATGCGTGTACCGTTTGATAATGTCATGCTCGTTTTACCATACTCCTTGACACCAGGCTTCAACCAGTTTGGCAACTCTTCATATGCTAACCTGATACGCTGGAAAATTTCAATTGCTGTGCCCTCTTTATTCGCTACGATCAAAACACGTTGATCATCATTGAAACATGCGTTCCACAATGCGTAAATGGTCATCATTGTTGTCTTACCACACTGTCGACTGGCTAGTAAGATAACAAATCTATTGTCTCTCATATTACGCAGCGCGCGTTTTTGACACGAGTGTAAAGATATTGTTTGTCTACCTGTGTCTAAATTCACTATGTAGAAAAAGTTTTCCGCGAAATATAATAAGTTCTTACTAGCCTTTTTCAGCTTGGTGACCATCTCTGGCGTGTATTCAAATCGGGCGGAATCTGTAGGTAAATTCTTGTTACCCAGGTAATAGTCTCTAGAGTTCGGTTTCATGTTTTTGATTTTTTATGTGTGTGTATATAAATATATACGTGAAACAATCTAGAAATCTAACCAGGCACATGAGAGACCTTGAAGGTCTTTACGAGCAAGTATTAAACGAAAAAGCAGAACCCGTAGGGTTCGACAAGGAGAAGAATGTCAGTGATGATATGAAGCCTGAAGACAGCGGGCCAGGTGAGGTTACAGGAATTGAAAAGCCGGTTGAGAAAGATAACAAGACAAAGACTGTCAAGGAATCACCTCAACCAGAAAATGTCGCCAAAACAGTGAAAACAAGGAACGACAGTATAAATACTGGTATGAGCGATAAAAATATTTTCGACAAATTGTACTCCACAATCATGGAGGCTGATGACGAGCTTGGTGACAACCTTGACATCGGCTTTGGTGATGAAGGTGGTGAGAATGAAATTGATGACGGGTTCGGAGGCGGAGATGTCACAATCACACTAACGCAAGATCAAGTTGATGTTCTACGAGAAGTTCTAACTCAACTCGATGGAGATCATGAAGGTGATGAGATCGAAGACATGGACGGTGAAGACGATGGAGGATTTGAAGAAGAGAATCCATTTCCTGAAGGCGTCGAAGCCGAGCATACAAACGATGGTGCTCATCCAGGTCATGACCCGTCTGGGCTCACTTCTAAAAACAACAAAGTACCAGGAGCTGCTAGCAAGGTAACATCTGGTGGAGCAAGTGGAGACACAGCTGGTACAGTTGACGGTGGTAAACCTAAACCGGCCAAAGATTCTGTAGGTACAATGACAAGCCGTGGTAACAGAGTCGCGGGACACGTCAAGGGCGGTAACCAAGATCTACTAGGTTAATTTCACACAACGCTCAATTCTTTAAACCTCGCGGGTGAAAATCCGCGAGGTTTTTTTATAAATAATTATATGCTGTATCAGAAGATATTCCTGTGTCGTTTGAATGAAGACCTCAAACCTTACCAGAGGACCGGGACCAGAGGTTTGACAAGAAAAAGACTCAACCAAGTACCAGCATATGCCCGAGGTCGCGGTGATCTGAATCCTAAAGTCGAGCAGATGCGTTCCGGTAAAGTCCGGCATGTGGTGTTGTCACCGAGTGATATAGCATATGTACGTGACAGGTATAATATACATGACTGGAAGCCAGGTGTTAAGCTAGGTTCAACAGGCATCATGGTCGCGAACGGACCAACACCCGGGTCATGGAGACTGGTCAAGTGACCTGCCCGTTCAAGCACAATTCCGGTTTACGGTTTTTAGACAAACAGGTAAATCAAAATGAACGCGACAACTATGATATGTGGTGGAAAGAGCAGCTACAGTTGTATGGGACGGTAGTTGAGTATTATCAAAACTTGCACACGATTGCTGATAGTGATCAGGTGTACGGTGAGCAACCAAATGCCGGGTTTGCTCCTCCTGTGCGTATGACCATGACGCTAAACTTGAACGAGAATGCAGTGGCCATGAAACAATTCGGACTGGTTGCTGATGATGAAATCACCGGGTTTGTTCACATACAGACCTATTATGATATTTTTGGAGATACACAGGAACCTAAATCTGGTGATGTTTTTAATTTGCATGAGCTTGGTGAAGGTCGACCAGGTGGCAGAGGTGGTAAACACTTCGAAATTACCGAACGACTAGATCAAGATATAAATCAAATAAATCAGCTGCTCGGTCATTATGTGTGGTTGATAAAAGCTAAGCGGCATGATTATAGTTTTGAACCTGGTATCGAGCCTGAGAAGGTTAGTGATCAAGTTGATGATGACACGTTGATAGACCAATTGTCAAAAGACGTGTTTGACTATAGCTCAGAAAGTATTGATGACATATACGGTGATTATTTGTAATCACGCTGTAGATTGGCGGTAAAACTCTTTATAATCCGGAAGCTGCTCGCCTAGTAAACCTGATAACCAACCGTCCGCCTGCTCATGTGAGTCGAATGTCTTCACAACAGAAGCACCTCTGTTGCTCTTGAATGTGTATATCCACTCACCGGAAGGTTTTTTGGCTATATTGTATAGTGTGTATACGGTGTTATATTCAAATTCTGGAGGTTTGGTACTGACTCGAGTTGCAGAGGTTGCTCCAGGTCGAGGTGCAGTCTTCCGGAAAGATATTTTTGTGCGACCTACAATGTAATGCATACTAGCAAATGGTGTCGTTGTCAGTTATTTCGAACAACATGCTCGGAGTACGTTCATCAATATATTTCTGCAGTGCATTTGGCTTGACCCAGCAATTGCTTGTGTCTGGTATCTTTAGTTGCTTGCACTTCTTGCTCACGTGTTCCACTCCCTCGATTAAAGACATCCACCTGGATAACTCATAATAAGACATGTTAGTATCTTGACCATCAGTTGATGAAACGGTTATATTTTTATTTTTATATTTGTCGCAGTTTATCATAGTAAGTTAATCTCTGTATGTCTTGTAATTCTTCATACAGTATCCGATTATTTTACATAAAATATCGACACAGGCAACATTATTTTCATCTGTTCGTAAAATTTTTAATAAATTCTCGATTGACTTGTATATTAACGACAATTCAATTTTTCTATTGTCAGATACATTTGGTTTGGACCTCTCATGATCAAACACTATCTTCATGATACATGTGAGTAATGTCGTTGTGTCCAACTTGTCACGGAGCAATTCAACATTCAACCCATCGATATAGCATCGACCGCAACTGTATGTGCCTTGACTGAAGTATTTTTGCATGGTAGACATCAACACGTCAAGTTCCACACTAGGTTCTGCTGGCGGTGGTGTTATTGTTGATGATGGTTTAGCGGCATCGGTTGTTTGCGTTAATATCTTTTTGTGTTCTTCACTCATCATCATTTGATCGTATTGAATCCTTGACACGTTCTTCTTCGTCAATCAACAATCTCGTGGTTACTGCCTCGATGTTCAATGGTGTTGTTTCACGCGCGACAGTAACATTCAAGTACAAAGAATTGCTCTTGTCACATGCAGGGCATGTGAACGTGTTCTGCTCGTTGAACCGGATCGGGACATATGTCAAGGTTCTGCAGTGTGCGCATTCTAGTTCCATTCCTTGCTTTTCAAAGCTCTCGATCTCCCGGGTCTCCATTTCCAGGATGTGCTTTACTAGCCGTGTATCACGGTAATACTTTATTAAATTGTATCCAAGTAGCTGCAAAATCACGGTCAATACAAATACCGACCATGGGTTTATCTGTATTGTGTACGCGAAATAGGCGACACTGGCGCTGACCATTGTCACAAGCGACAATGATTTGATTATGTTATATAACGTCACCAATATATTATATATGATGTTTACTCAATTTCAAGCTCCTGTAACTCATTTGCTACGGATTTGATTATCAGCTTTATCTTCTCAAGCTTCTTGTATAAGTTCTTCACGGTTTTCGTCGCAGATTCGTCATCAGATATCAAAGGGCTTTGGTACGCTTGACCTAGTTCTGACTGAACTTTGGCAGACTGTACATATATCTCACCAATTTGCTCTATCAGGTTGTTTGTGAGTGGATATGGCACTATGTTAGGTGCACGTGTCATCAGATTGTCTGTTCGGCGTTGGTAGTCGAGTAGATCGGTCAAGCTGACCTTTTTCGGCCGTTGACTCATACCAGAGGGATTGTCTTTGTGACTGTTGTATTCACCACCGGGTACGGTTAATTCTTCAAGTAGTAGCTTTTTCTTGTGGGTCATCTTAATTATTTATAACAATTAGCAATAAATATTTTAATATGAAAGTCTTTCAAAACAAATTCATTAACCTGTTAGAGCAGGATGACACACAACAGGCGCCTCAAGATGATGCGCAAGCTTTTAGAACCGGGTTGGATGACAATACAGATCCAGAGGCTTTCAATGATGTACCCGATAACCCGGTCGCGAAATTCCAAGCACAGCAAACTGCAAACACAATTGGTACATTACAGACATGGATATCAGAAGTAGAGAGCTTTATCGAGTATCTCAACGGTCTAGACGACAGTTCAATGAATTCTCAGCTCAATCGTGTTGATTGTGACAGTGTGCTAGCAGATGTGCAGCGTAGTGAATCGAAAAAGATCTCTAGACTGGCTCAAGACTTATCAGGATTGAGTGAGTCGCTCAAGCAGTATCTGTTGATGGCGAAGAATAAAGAAGGTAACGCCGGTACTATTTAATACCATTACAGATCAATCGCGCGCTCATGCCACCGTGAGTGTGTTTATCAATAAATGTGGTGCTGATCTGATCCAGACAGTGAGCAATGGACATGTCATTAAAGTCTTTAAACTTCTTTAAATTTTTCGGCCATATAAATACATCACATCCAGCCTCGACAAGCATTTTTGTTTTATTTGCGCTGGCATCATCGACCCATTGGTTATCTAGCACCCATGTGATGTCTAGCAACGATTTGGATTGTATCATTTGTTTTTGCAATTGAGTGAACATTACATCGGTGTTTTCTTGTATGCCGGCGACGGCGACCGAGTCACGTACAAAGAAAGAATCTATCGGACCTTCAAATATATACATCCGATCTGCATCTGATCTGATGTTGTTTATATTGAACAGACCTTTCTGACTATTCATTTTAGATAGATACTTTGGGCGTTCTTTCAGATCCTTTGTAATGAAGCCGCGGGTCTGGTAATGTATTATATTGCCAGATAAGTCGTAGAAAGGTATACACAACCGGTTTTTATGCACATGGTCTTTAAGAGACAGGTACATGGATTTAGGTCTGTTACATGCTGTGTCGAGACGTCTTGATGCAATAAAATTCAAGCATTGTTTGACTATTTGATTGTCTTTATAGTATCGCAATTGCTGTGTGTCGAACATATTGATACTATCCACCGGTAGCGTTTCGATGCTTATTGTGTTGGTTACATGCTTGTTGACTGAATTAGGGGACATGTCAATGTATCTAAAGTCACCGGTTTCGATCTCATATTCTATCTCTTCAGCTGACATCCGAGCGACTGTTTGTATCCATCTCATAGGTTTACTATACCAGCCGCAATTGTGACAGCATATCACCTTTTCTTTAGGTATATAATACAATCGCCTCTTCTTACCCCAGCTATGACCTTCATGACACATGGGGCAACCCGCCTCATGTACATTGGTTATCTTTTTGTGTTTTGGATATCCAGCATGCTCATAAAACTTTTGCAGTACATAATCTTCCGGTATATCAATCACGACAATACACTGCTCACAGTCACGGGTGGAGATTGGTATTCACAAACACTGGTCACAAACTGCTCGTTCATGTCATTGCATCCAATTTTATTACATTCGTTCATGAACAAATCGACGTCTTGAGTTTTTTCTGTGTCGTGATACTCGAGTTGTTTTTCGTATAATTTAACCTCACCAGGATATGCTGACAAACTGTAATTCAAATCCATCAACCGTATGTTACGGTTTACTATCTCTTGATCTTCTGATGATAATTTATCAACACCGGTGCGCACTATTTGTGCTGCACGCTTAGTACCCACTTTAGCGAGACCCATTATGTTGTCTGACTTGTCACCCATCGCGGCCTTGTACGGTACAAACAACTCTATAGGTACTGGTTGATGTTGTTCAAAGTTTTCAACTGTGACCATATGCTTCCTCACAGGGTTGTACACGTCAGTTGTGCTGGTGATCAGTTGCAACATGTCTTGATCAACACTCACAATTACGTTGTGTCCCTCGAGGTTCTTAGATAGAAAAGCCACAACGTCATCTGCCTCTAACACACCTGGGTGCATGTTTGTGAAGCCAATATGCTTGCACATACGATGCAGGTGTTTGTATAAATCATAAACCTTTTTGTTACGTTCAGTATCTCGAGTGGCTTTGTACTCGACACTGTCGTCAGATTTTCGGTGGTTGGTGCTTCCGCGGATCAACTTGTCATCCCATGCCATATAAACATCACCAGGTGTGATATAATGCTCACGTATGTAACTTCGCATACATTGAAAAAACATCTTGGGTATAGATATATTGTCATACTTGCTACACACCCAGTGTACTCGATGTAGCAAATTATTTGAGTCAATTATTAGATTTCTTCGCATGTTTGTATTGTGCTAGACATGCTTTAAACACATCTGTTGGTAATGTTTCTTGATATTCAATTATGTTATTATCTATACCAGTCTTGTATTGTGCAACTGTCAATTGCCGAATTTGCATGTTTGGTAAAGATAGTAATT